TGCTGAGTTGGGAGAAATTGAATTAGTTAAAATCCAATTGGAATCACGTTATGATAACGCGAAAAAGTTCTTAGCCGAACTTGGTGAAAAAGAAAAAGAATTTACCCAATCGGTATTTAACACATATGGTAGAGTTAGCATTAACCCTGAGACTGGCGAAATCACCCCAGTAGAGTAATCTAGGTTATAATACACCATATTTATAACATATGGCACAAACCCTATCAACTTCAGGAATAGTTACTGGACAAGATGTTCAACCATGGCATGTTACCCAATCAATAGATGCTTTTACTGGAGTAAGTGCTTTTGATATTACAATATCTGGTTCATTTACATTAACTGGAAGTTTAAACGTTAGTGGAAGCATTTTAGGTATAACATCTGAATCTGCTTCAATTGCTATAACATCTTCCTTTACCAATCAATCCAGTGTTGCCAATTCATCTTCTTTTGCAGGGTATAACTCTGGAAATTTATTAACTTTGCAATTATACGCTCCCCAAATTGCTACTTTAGCAGCAAGTACTACATATTATGTGGGAGTAGGAACCAGTCTTATAACTGTTAATAATAGAACTGGAATAGTTGTTCCTATAAATGCTACTATAGTTAAAGCAGTTATAATTTCCTCTATAAAAGGATCTACTACAGCCATGACATCTGTTCCATCTATCATGAAAAATGGTACTTCTATTGCTTCTCTTGAAAGCTTAAGATATGATGCTGCTAGTAATTTTATATTATCTAATATCAACCAGTCAATAACTGCAGGAGACAGACTAAGTATCCGCCTTGTAACTACTTCAGGAGCAACTCCAACTAATGTTACTCATAAAATGATTTTAACCTTAAAACCTCTTTAATGGCATCTACCTTATCAAATAGTGGAATATCCTCAGGTAGTATGGTTGAAACAACTCATATTACTCAAATAGTTGATGCTTTTACAGGTACACAAGCCTATGATATTACACTATCTGGTTCTTTAACAGTAACAGGTAGTGTAATTTTGGATACTGCCATTAATAAAAACTTTTTTGGTACTGCATCTTTTGTAACAACTTCATCATATGCCCCTTCTGCAAGTAATGCATCATATGCTTATACAACTTCATTTGCAAATAATGATACTACATTTTTAGAATTTTATCACCCTATAGGAACATTTAATTCTTCATCTACTTTCTATTTTTCAGATGGAGAACCTGTCTCTAGTTTAGAAGGTATAGGGACAGTTTTACCATTTAATGGACTAATAATTAGTGCTAGTGCTACTTCAATTGTTAATGGCTCTACTGGAACATACCAATCATCTATTTCTATCCTTTCAGGGAGTGCAGCCATTAAAATTGGAGATTTAACCTATTCAGCAAAAAATCAAACAGTAAGAAATGCAATTAATATCCCATTTACCTCAGGTAGTTTAATATTATGTAGATTTGTTACTGAAAATGGTACTACTCCAACAGATGTTATACATAACGTGATTTTATATATTAAATATAATGGCTAATACATTATCTAAAACAGGTATCCAAGTTAATAATGTCATTCAACCATGGCATGTTACCCAGTCAATAGATGCTTTTACAGGTACGCAAGCATATGATATTACTTTATCTGGTTCTTTAGATATAACTGGTCCTTTAAATTTAAATTCTCCTGTAACAGGGAACTTAATTACAAGTGCTTCTTATGCCATTACATCCTCATTTGCTTTAACTGCTGTTTCTGCAAGTAATGTAAATTATGCTTTAACATCATCTGATGATACATTTTTACAATTACATCATGGGTTATTTCAAAACCCTACTCAAAATACAATATACTACTTTGCTATAGAACCACTATCTGGATCAGGAATTACATTAACAACAGATTCAGGTAAGGTAGGAATATATTTTCCTAAAACAGGAATTACTTTTAATAAATGTTCTATTACTACAACAGTACAAGGAACTACAGGCACCTCAGAAGCATCAACTTATAATTTATTTATAGGAGGATCAAGTGTATCTTTGCCTAGTTTATCTCATAATCAACCTATTTCTTCTAGCACCAGCACCATTTCAAATATTTCTTTAAGTGCTCTTGATTCAAGAATTTATGTTACTTGGAGAACCCCAACAACATGGACAACAGCACCCACAAATGTTTCTCATAATATAGTTTTATATGGGACTCGAGGAACAGCAAATATATAGTAAATAGTTAATTTAGATTAAAATACACCATATTTATAATAAAATAATTTATTTACAATGGCAGAAACAATTGTATCACCTGGTGTATTAGCAATAGAGAACGACCAATCATTTATCACTCAAGGACCTGTTACCGCAGGTGCCGCTATTGTAGGACCGACAGTTAAAGGTAAAGTAGGAATCCCTACTATTGTAACTTCATATAGTGATTATTTAAATAAGTTTGGCTCTACTTTTATTAGTGGGAGTCAAACCTATACTTATTTTACCTCTATTTCAGCTTACAACTATTTTAATAATGGTGGTACTAGCTTATTAGTTACTCGTGTTGTAAGTGGTTCCTTTACCCCAGCAACTTCCTCAGTTATTCCTACTTCAAAAGCTTTAACCTCAGCTTCGGCTAATATAAATTTAACATTTATTTCAGCTAGTGTAGCTTCGGTAGGATCAGGATCTTTTAATTTAAATGGAGTTACTTTCTATTATACCGGTTCAAATACTACAAATACTACAAATACAATATATTTAAACACTGCTTCTTTTGCTGGAACAACTGTAGCCCACTATGTTGCTACTTCTTCTCGCTACATTAATTTTAGCAGTTCAATAGCTCCGTATAGTTCATCATTACAATACATTAGTTCAAGTGCAAATTCACCTAATTTAGTGCTAACTTCTACTAGTTCTAATGGATTAATAGGAAATTCCTATTATTATACTTCAGGAAGTTCTACAGTATATTTTTCTGGAGGTACTAATACTGAAGCATTTGTGTTAGAAACATTATCTCAAGGTGAATTGATGAATAGTACTGGTCCAACAGGATCATATGGTACTTTATTAAGTGGTTCATCTGAAAACATTAGATGGCAAGTTACTAACACTAATATCAATACAGGTACATTTACTTTAGTAATTCGTCAAGGTAACGATTCAACAATTACACCATCAATTCTAGAAACTTGGACAAATTTATCACTTGATCCTTTTGCTTCAAATTATATTGAAAAAGTAATTGGTAATCAAGTTGAAACTGTTCAATTTGACTCTTCAACCGGTGAATATTATGTTGAATTAATAGGTAACTATCCAAATAGGTCACGTTACGTACGTGTTAAACAAGTATTAGTAACTACTCCAAATTATTTAGATAATCTAGGAACCCCAAAACCAGAATATACAGGTTCTATTTGTTATTTTTCAAGTGGATCCTTTGGAGCCGCTTTAGGAAAAAATGTTCCTCCTGGAGTAGCTGGTGGATATTATGAAAATATTTCTAATAACAACATCCAAGGGCTCCCAGCAAGTGCTTATACCCAATCTATTTCTTTATTATCTAACCAGGATGCATATAATTATAATTTACTAACTGCTCCTGGTTTAATAGCTGATGCTGCAAATTATCCTTCTCATATTTCTGTAATTAGTAATATAATCTCTACGGTTCAAAATAGAGGAGATGCTATGACAGTATTTGATTTGGTAGGATATGGTGCAAATGTTCTTGAAGTAACATCAAATGCTGCCGGATATGATACCTCATATGCCGCAACATATTGGCCTTGGGTTAAAACAGTTGACCCAAATACAGGAACACAAGTATGGGTACCTGCATCTACTATGATCCCGGGAATATATGCTTTCAATGATAGTGTTGCTGAACCTTGGTTTGCTCCTGCTGGTATTAACCGTGGAGTATTAACTAACGTTATCCAAGCAGAACGTTCATTGACTCAAGGAAATAGAGATTTACTTTACGAGAGTAATGTTAACTCAATTGCTACTTTCCCTAATACAGGTGTAGTAGTATTTGGACAAAAAACCCTACAGAAAAAACCTAGTGCTTTAGATCGTGTAAACGTACGTCGTTTATTAATTGAGCTTAAAAATTATATTTCTCAAGTAGCAGATACATTAGTATTTGAACAAAATAATGTAATTACTAGAAATAATTTCCTTTCCCAAGTAAATCCTTATTTAGCCTCAGTTCAACAAAGACAAGGTTTAACAGCATTTAAAGTTGTAATGGATGAATCTAATAACCCACCTTCAGTAGTAGACCAAAACCAATTGATCGGTCAGATTTATTTACAACCTACTAGAACAGCTGAATTCATCATATTAGACTTTAACGTATTACCTACTGGTGCAACATTTCCTGCTTAGTAACATATTTTAAGGAAATTTTAGATATTTATAATAAAAAAATACAATGGCAAATTTTACAGTTTCCCCTGGAGTAGCAATTAGCGAAATAGACAATACATTTTTGGCTGGGTTACCAATCCCTCCTGGAGCCGCAATTATCGGCCCTACAGTAAAAGGACCAGTTGAAGTCCCAACATTGGTTACTTCATATTCTGATTTTACAACATTATTTGGAGATGCTTTTATTAGTGGTGGTAATTCATATTCTTATCTAACTTCCCAAGCTGCTTTTAACTACTTTAATTATGGTGGAACAGCATTGTGGGTAGCAAGAGTTGCTAGTGGATCTTTCACCCCAGCAACTAGTACTACTATTTCTAATAATGTAATAGCAACCTCAGGAGTAGTTGCTTCAGCTTCATTCAATGCATCTTCATCCTTTACAGGATCTGCTACAGGATCTTGGGCAGGTATGAGAATTGAAATCCCAGGAGTAAATGATTATTATGTTGTTCCAAATAATGTATCGTATAACTACTACAATACATTAATAGATGCTTTTTATTCTTCTAGTGGTGCCGCAACAAACAATAATACTGATAATTACATGGCTGTTATAACATCTGTCATTAACGATGCTGCTGCAGAACTTAAAGCAGTTGGTTTAACCGCCTCTTACAATCAAGTATCCGATGTATTTACTCTTTCAGCTATTAATCCAGGAGCATCTTTAAATGGAGTAAAAATTTATAAAGAAGCATACGTTGGTGGTACTGGTACTTTAGTAGCTACACTATCAGGTGGTACTACTAATATAACGGCAAATGCATTTACCCTTGAAACGTTATCTGAAGGTATTATCATGAATAATTCAGGATCCCAAGTTTCAGGTGCTTTAGCTTCAGGAAGTGCAGATAATGTAAGATTTGAAATTACTAATCCAAATACAGGTTCAGGTACATTTAATTTGGTAATTCGTCGTGGTGATGATACCGCTGATAATAAAATAATATTAGAAACATGGAATAATGTAACATTAGATCCAAATTCCCCAAGATTTATTTCTAAAGTGGTTGGTAACCAATTATTATCATATAATTCTACTACTAACCAAATGGATGTAACTGGTGATTATCCAAACCAATCACGTTATGTTCGTATAAAATCTATCACTACTTTAACTCCAAATTATTTGGACGCAAATGGTATTGCTCAACCCCAATACACAGGATCCCTCCCAATTGCTCAAAGTGGATCATTTAATGGTGCTACAGGTACTGTAAACGCTATTATTAACTTGAATGAAAATATTACTCAAACAAATACTCAAGGATTAGCTGCAAGTAATTATAATAATATGATTGCCCTTTTAAGCAATGCTGATTTTTACCAATATAACATAATATTCACCCCAGGATTAATTGCTTCATATCATGCAGCTCAAGTTAATAGCTTGATTGTTAACTCTCAAAATAGAGGTGATTGTTTGTATGTTCCTGATATGGTTGAATATTCAAGTAATGTTGCTAGTGCAGTAAGTACAGCTCAATTGTTTGATAATTCATATGCTGCAACATATTGGCCTTGGGTTCGTTTAGCAGATTCAACTACTGGAAAATTAGTTTGGGCACCAGCTTCAACAGTAATCCCAGGTGTATATGCTCATAACGATAGAGTATCTGCCCCATGGTTTGCACCAGCAGGTATTAATCGTGGTGGTTTAGGTACTGTATCATATGCTCAATACAAATTAACCCAAGCAGAAAGAGATACATTATACTCAAACAACATTAACCCAATTGCAACGCTACCTAAACAAGGTGTTGTAGTATATGGTCAGAAAACATTACAAAAATCTCAATCTGCTCTTGATCGTGTAAACGTACGTCGTTTAATGATTGAATTGAAAGGATACATTAAACAAATTGCAGATACAGTAGTATTCGAACAAAATACAATTGCAACTAGAAATTCATTTATCGCAAAAGTTACTCCATATCTAGAAAATATTCAACAAAAACAAGGATTATACGCATTCAAAGTTGTAATGGATGAAACCAATAATGGACCAGCAGTAATTGATCAAAATCAATTAATCGGTCAGATTTATATCCAACCAACACGCACTGCCGAATTCATTTCTCTAGATTTTATCTTATTACCAACAGGAGCTGAATTTCCAGGATAAAAATTGAAAAATTAGATATTTATAACAAAATTAAAATAGAAAACAAATGGCAATTTTAAATCCAAACGAAATCTTTTATACCGCGTTTGAACCTAAACAAACAAACCGATTTATCCTTTATATGGATGGTGTTCCATCATATTTGGTAAAAGGAGTAAGCGCAGTGTCTTTATCACAAACACCAGTTGCCCTTAACCACATTAACGTTCAACGTTATGTAAAAGGAAAAACTATTTGGAATACAATTTCATTCACATTGTATGATGCAATTACTCCAAGTGGTGCCCAAGCAGTAATGGAATGGGTACGTTTAGGTCACGAATCAGTAACCGGCCGTGATGGCTACTCAGATTTCTATAAGAAAGATATTACATTTAACGTATTAGGTCCTGTAGGTGATATCGTTTCTGAATGGATTGTTAAAGGAGCTGTTATTACAAGTGCTGGATTTGGTGATTATAGCTGGGATGATGATGGAACTGTAGTAGGACTTACAGTTGAAGTACAACCTGACTACTGTATCTTGAATTACTAAGAACAAAACAACAAAATATATGAAAGCTCCAAAGAAATTTGGGGCTTTTATTTTCTTTCAATATATTGGATCTATGAAAAAACTATTAATATTTCTTTTATTGACCTTTGTAGGTTATGGTCAATACTGTCCTGCTTTAGGACCTGATCAAATTTTGCCCTGTGGTGTAGGATCAACAACACTTACTGCTGACTTGAGCCAATGTGGTACTGGAGCCTTACCCAAACAAACCGTTAACTATGCAGTTTCCAATATACCCTATGTAACCCAAAACAACACAGGAATTCAGTTGTTTATGGGTGATGATACCCAACAAGGACCATTTAATATTGGATTTACATTTTGTTTCTTTGGCCAAACATATACCCAATTTTGGATTGGATCAAATGGTTGGATTTCATTCTCCCCAGGACAACCTACTACTTTTACAACACAAACAATTCCAACAGGTAATGCTTTAGT